TCTCGAGCGCGCTCGATGATCTCTGGGCTTGTCTTTGTATTGTCAGGCATCATCGCCACCCATTACCAGAGGAGCTCGCGCGACGATCAGGGCCGATCATGCGCACCGGCTTGCCGAACATCTGAGCAAGTCGGCTCTCGGCTGCTGTGTTGCGCTCGCATAGATCATCGAGGATCTGTTTAGGCACGAGATTGCTCGTCATTACGATCGAGAGTTTCTTAGCTGCCCAACGATCATACATGGCTGAGATCATCTCGAGCACTTGAGCCTTGTACCATGCTGTCCAATTCCCACCGCCTCCCATACCTCCAAGTTCATCGAGGCAGAGCAGGTCAACGCGCTCAAGCATCTCATGAAAATCTATGCGCCTGTCTCTGTTAAAGCTCGCTCTGAGGTCAAGCATGTATCCCTCGTGAGTGAGGAACAGCGCGCGCTTGCCATTAAAACAAGCGTGCTTGCCGAGCACATGTAGCATGTAGCTCTTACCGTTGCCCGGCTTGCCGTACATCATCACGCAAGGGCGATCGATCGGATCAGTGCGACCATGTAACCAGTCGAGCACAGCACCGACGCGCTCTGCCTGCTCTGGTGTATCCCACTCGTAATCGCGCAAGAGATGCTTGTGAGCAACGAACGGCAGACGAGCGCGCTCGAGATGCTTGAGCTTTTGTCGAAGAGGGTGACAAGTCGGGCATCGTTTGGCGATGCGCGCTTGACCGGGCTCGCCTTCAACGCTGATCCATCCCTGCTCGCACTCGTCACAGTATGGCAGAGGCGTCGTCGTGAGCACGCCCGAGCTGCTTACCCACTCACTAGCAGGAAAGTTCTCTGCATTGATCTCTCTATAGTTTACCATCCATTAGTCGCTTTCGTCGTGTGATCGGCCCCGGTTGCCCAAGCTCGATCGATCTCTTTCATTCGTTGCTGTTGCTCGATCGTCACTGTGTAGACGTTGCTCGGCTTGGGAGGCGCTGCCGGTGTCGAGATGCTTGGGAGGTGTCCCGAGGCTTGGAGTGTTACCCAATCGATCGCGCTTTGAGGAGCGATGAACTCCTGAGCCATCTTATTAAACAGCTCGTCACCGATCAATAGCGCGTCGCGCACATCGTATCGCTTGTGATGCTTTACTTGCCGGTGCACCTCTTGTCGGTACGCGAGCCGATCATCAATGCGCGAGACATACCAGAGACCGTCGCGCAGCTCCTCGGTGATCGGCTCAAGCTCGTGCTTTGACCAAGCGTCGTCCCAAGCTTTCTCGAGCACCTTCTCAGTCGGCTCCACATCTGAGCAGATTAGTTTTGAGTGTGGGTAGGTGTGAGGCTGATCGTTTGGCACATGCTGCTTGCATCGATCACACCAAACACTCCCCCTCTCATACTCCCAATAGACCTCGCTCGACTCCTCGCGCGCCTCTGGCTCTTGCTCTGCCTCTGTATTGAGAGAAGATTGATCTATATTGATATTATATTGATCTATATTGTTATTGGGTGGCGAAAGTGACACCCCCCCTGTGTCACTTATGACACTACCCCAGTGTCGTTTGTGACACCCCACCTGTGTCACATCTGACACCCCACCTGTGTCGCTTTCGCCACTAGTGTCACTTTCGCCACTAGTGACAGAATTGGTAAAATCTCCACTCTTGTCACCCATGTCATAAACGCCACTAGTGTCACTTTCGCCACTAGTGTCACTTGTGACATAGACAGGGCTGATCTCTGCCGGTGGTGCAGTCTGTGGTCTGTTGTCGAGTATGCTCTGGACAAGCTCCACATTCAGCCGGGTGTCTGCCTTGTGATGCAGGCGAGGTGTGTCAGAGCGCAGCTCAACAAGGCGCTCGAGCCACCCTGCTTTCTTGAGCGATGCCAGATGGCGCTTGACCTGTCGCTCGCCTTGGCTTGAGACCTTGGCAATATCGCGAGCGCTGACTTGCCCTGTCCAAGTGTGCCAGTCGAGGCGAGTGCATAGCATGATTAGGGTGTACTTCTGCGCAGTGGTTAAAGTCTCATCGAGGCCGATCGCTCGACGCACATCAAACTCTTTCATGAGAGCTCCTCTCGTTGGTGGTGCTCTATATGTAAACCTTTTGTTTGGCTTGGTCAACTTTAGTTTGTTGGCTGTGTGAAAATATTTGTTGACTTAGTGTATGGAGTGTGGCACAAGGGATCATCACCACATCACAAGGAGCCATCATGAAAGAGCGCCTAAAGAAAGACCTCAAGGTTGGTCGATATAATTTTGGTCACCTAGCAGAGGAGGCCAATGTCAACCGATCTTACTTGAGCCAGATTCTCAACGGATCAACCACACCATCAATTAAGGTCGCAACCTTAATCGCTATGGCAGCCAATCGTCTTACAGGCACAACCACTTACACACCTGATATGTTCATTACTATCGCACAGGAGCTCGACAAATGATCGACGTGCTACTCATCCTCTTTGCCTTTGTGTTCTTACTCGCACTCTGTGGTCTTATTGGTCTCGCGACTGATCGACTCACCCGAGCACCTGAGCCAGAGCGCAAGCCCGATCCTTTTACGAGTCGACAATTTAAGAGCGACGAGATCGCGCACCTCGTGCATCAGATCGCGATTCATGATGCGATTCATCCGATCAGCCCTGCCAACTATCACGACTCGACCCAGAACAGCATCGAGCACTGGGTGAGTGAGCGCACCGGGCGACGCTTTGTGATGTCAAGCAAGGACTGGTTCCACATCGCTCGAGCCTGGTACGTCACACGAGACCAAGACCTGCACAACCGTTGCGAGAGCCTTAAGCAGCGCCTCGCCCTCAACAGCTAAACAACCCCAACGAATGGAGCAAGACACATGAGCATCTACACACCAAAGACCCTCGACCAAGCAAAAGAGATCGCATCTCTCATCTCTGACAACCCTCGCGACTGCCTGCGCCTGCACGCTGCCTTTGGCGCTCACTTTGCCGGTGATATGGCGATCACGCAAAACAACAGCTTTATGCTCAGAGGTAAGGCGTCGCTAAATGCCGACGCGATGGCGGGCATCGTGCGTCGCTCGGGTCTCTGTCGTTATATGGTGATCACGAGCTGGGATGATACACACTGCACATATGAGTGTGCGCGCACCGATGAGCCCGAGGAGATCAAGCATGTGTTCACCTACACGCTCGACATGGCAAAGGCGCAGGGTCTGACGAGGAACCGCAACTGGCAGCAGATGCCTCAACAGATGCTCAGAGCGCGAGCGCTCACGCTCATGCTCCGCGCTGTGTATCCTGACGCGACCTCTGGCATGTACAGCCCAGACGAGATCGCAGATAACATGAGCATGAATGATGATGAGCGCGCGCAGATTAGTGCCGACTCACTAGGCGAGGAGCTCCGCACACCGACCAGGCAGCCAAGCGCAGCACCGAGGCCGAGCGCAGCACCGAGCGCGCCACCTCAACAGCACAAGGCCATCGAGCACAGCGCGCCACCGGTCGAGGATGCACAGGCGCAAGAGTATCAGCAAGCAGCTCGCGAGCTGTATGAGATCTCACAGATCGGTGATCTGGATATAGAGACAGGCGAGGTAAGCGAGCACGAGTGGGAGAATCAAGACGATGTGCAACAGATCATCAAGCGAGGGCAGAGCGTCAAAACGAAAGACGACCTCGAGGTGTTTGTCTGTGGTCTCTGGGCTCTTGCGAACAAGCCCAACAACGCAACGCCAGACGCGATCGACGAGCTGCATAAGCGAGCGCTCAAGCTCGGCATTTCAGATGCTCGACTAGGCATCTTCTAAGCAACCTCAAATCGTGGTGGGGCATACGACATCACCCCGAACGAATGGAGACAGCATGACCTTCCAAGCCCTAAAGGATAAGAATCCCACGTCGACGCTCAAGCGCTTTATGCGCGAGGTCGCCCCAATGCAGTTTGTGCGCGAGATCTACGTCAACGCAGTTGAGGCAGGCGCGACGACTATGCGCGTTTATTTCGACCCTCAGTATGAGATGCTCGGCATTAACAAGATCTGCTTTGCAGATGATGGCAAGGGTATGACTGCGCGAGAGATGTATGAATATCTCGCTCAGTACAACAGCAGCTCCAAGACGACCGAGGGCAGCTATCACGATAATTTCGGCATCGGTGTGAAAGCAACCACACTGCTCGCAAATCCTTATGGCGTCGTGTTCCTGAGTTGGTCAACTGAGAACCCAGAAGGCGCTATGATCTGGTTCACTTACGACGAGGCAGGCGATCGAGTCGGGCTCAGGCCGATCGAGTACATCGACGAAGAGGGCGAGCTCGACACGATCTGCACGAGGATGCCTGATGGGTCACAAGCTAATGTCGTCTCGCTTGATGACCTGCGCCTTGAGTATCCTGATGGGTATGAGGGTGTTAAATGGTGGGAGTGCAAAGAGGCTGCAAAGATTGATAAGCATGGCACGATCGTGATGCTGCTAGGTGCTGATCGTGATGCCGACTCAGTCGGTGCAAGCTGGTCTCGAAAGTCGATACCCCACTACATCTCAAGTCGATTTATTAAGATAGATGCACAAATATCAATAAGTGAAAAGATCGGCAATGAATCAAGCACAGCATCTGCTTACAGGGCAAAAGGCTTGCTTGATGTCCTCTATCGCTATGTCAAGCACACCGACACGATCGAGCATCAAGGCTTCATGATCGATGTTCTTTATGTTGACGTCCCATACAATAAGGCAGACCCCAAAACAACAAGCGCTCTCTCTGCAAAAGCTTTGTCGGGATACAGCGCGCTCGAGTACAAAGGCGAGCTCTATCATGTGACGTATGGCAAGCGCGAGGCGCGCAGCTGGGGAATCTCACATGATGATGTGATTAAGAAAGTGCTGCTGATCGTGCGCCCTCCTCATCGAGGTGTGCAGAGCGATGGTGTGATCAGAGGGTGCTACCCAAACGAGCGACGCGATCGGCTGCTGTGGGATGACGAGAGCATCGTGACAGATAATCGCGAGATCGACCTGAGCGAGATCAAGCGATACTTTGCAACACATCACCCTGAGCGCCTAACTCAGATGCTCGAGGAGGCATACGCGAGCAACGAGCAAGAGCGCGTCGACACCACAGAGCTGCGCAGCAAGTACATGCCGGTGTTCAAGTCTAAGCGCTCGACCAAGGGTGCAGGCATCGTCGCGTCGATTGATGGCGATCTGTCGATGAGCAACGCACCTGGGCTCAGGATAAATCCAGACTGGGTGCCTTTGTTCCCACCTGAGCCAAAGCCTGAGCCTGCACGACCAAGGCGCAAGGGCAAGGCAGGCCAAGGCAAGACAGAGCGCGAGGTAATCATTGAATGGATCGACGACGAGGCCGAGTTTGTGCGCGATGGTGTGACGTTGCCCTTTATCGTAACGCTCACCAACAGGACAGAGATCAAAGCATTTAAGAGCTTCTCGATGTTCGTGCAGCTGCGTGATCATCTCATGAGCATGTACGAGTCGAGCTCAGAGGTGCAATTAAAGGCAGAGGTGCAGCACCAAATCGAAAGGCACTACACGACCGATCTTGATCTCTTTGAGGTGCATCGAGTCGCACAAGGCAAGCTACCTCTGGTTAAGGCGTATGATAATAACGAGGCGATCGACCAGGTGCTCGCGTTTCGCGTGCTCGGGTCTGCTTGGCTGATGCAACCTAAGATCGAGCAGGCGCTCGCTCAGGCAGGCTACAAGAAACGCAAGGCTTGACGAGGCGCGCGACCTCTGCCATAAAGAGAGCCTCCTTGAATGGAGCTGCCTTTGGCGAGGCAACTACATGACCCTTAAGCGCACACTCATTTTAACAGTGGGGGGCTCAGCGCTTAAGGGTTTCTTATTAGCAGGCGAGCGCACCGTATGCGATCACAGCGACGAGCGAGAAAGCCCAAGCGTTATCGCCAATACTGTTCGCGATCTCGTCTGCAAAGTAGCTGAGCAGGCAGACGAGCATCAGAACCAGGGTCGAGTGCATTACGGAGTGATCGTGCATTGTCCCGATGAGCAAGCAGGCTCGAGCTGCGCGTCAAAGTAGTCAGAGTCAAGGTGTTGAAGGTCTACACCTGACCAGTCTATCTCTGCAAGCTTTAACCAAAGCGCCTCGGCCTCTGTGCCCTCTTCGACCGTCTGGTAAGGCGCGTTATTATATGCCGAGTCCCCAAACCAACCGAGGAGCGCGACGCCTCTGAGCTCGCCTCGTGCCTCCCAAAGAAAATCAGCGACATCGCCCCACTCATCAGGCTTAACGGTGCAGGTGTTGCTCACGTTGTGCGTTAAGCCCTCGACCCTCGTCTGCTTTGAGCCCGGCAAGACCCAGTGCTGATACACGAGGCGCACGCGCTCGAGATGTGCGAGCGCTGTATCGTCCTCACGAGTCAGCGCTCCCTCTGGTGCTGAGCAGGCAAAGGCGATCACACCGGTGTGCTCATCGATGTCACTGCAAGCCTCTGGCACCTTGCTCACGAGCTCTGCCCAAACTGGGTTTACCTTGGCAATCCTCATGCGCCTGATATAGCGTCGCGCATGGAAAGGATGCACACCGGCAGATGTGCCCGCGACGGTCGATGTGTTGCCCGAGGGCTTGACGGTCGTCACTCGTGAGGCAGGCTTGATGCCGATTGCCTTTGCTGTCTTAGCGTTGGTCTCGATGCAGACGCGCGCGCCCTCCTCGAGGAGCTCAGGATTAAACATGAGCTCAGGAGCTGCGCACATGCCGGTGATGCTGACACCGAGCAGCGCCTCTTGCTGTAAGATGACCTTAGTCACTAAAAGCAAATAACCTTGATAAG